GTACTGACATGCGTCGAGGTGTTATCTTTATGTGTAGTCGCGGAGACGACAGCATTAAAGTAGGTGGCGAAGTGTATCAGCAGTTTGATCTAAAACCCGAAGATTTTAACAAATATCAGGATATGTGGCTTTCAAAAGTAGAAGAATACTACGCCCTGGCTAAGTAAGCATCTCAACGCATAAATATCTCATACAGGGGATATTTCCATGGCCGTTATTGAGATAGCAAAAATACAAGTCCGAAGAGGACAAGAAAACCAAACAGGAATTCCACAGCTTGCCAGTGGTGAATTTGCTTGGGCGACAGATAATGAAAATTTATATATTGGTTTAAAAAGAGAAGACGGTGGGGCTCGTGATGCAAACATACGAGTTTTGACAGAAAATGATGTAAGACTGTTTACTAGCTTTGTATCTAGTGGAATGCTCAACACCACTACAAATTATATTTGGAACGTCGACAATGCCGAAACAATAACTTCGTCAACCTACGCTATTGGAATCGCGCCAACTGGTAATGATAGAGTAATAAGAAGTGTACAAGATAAATTAGATGACTTTGTTAGTGTTGCAGATTTTGGAGTAGTTACTTCTACGGCAACAGAAGCTATTGATTGTAGTATAGCTCTTCAAACAGCCATTGATCATTTATTCCTAGACATGGATGTTTATAATACCGCTACTCAATATGACACTGAGCGTTCATTAAGATACAATAAAAAATTATATTTCCCTGCAGGTGTTTATAGAATTGGACAAACACTAAAGATTCCTAGAGACACTGTTATTATCGGAGAAGGCATAGACAAGACCATTATTGAAGATGTTACTGTTGGCAGTGGTATTTTTAAAACTGTTGATTGGTATGGAAGAAGAAGCGAACATTCGCAGAACAATTATGATCACGGAGAGTTTGACGCGGCTAATACAAACAGTAGCACATTGTCAATAACAGGTCCGGGTCAACCTAAAAATATTCACATTGAAGGTATGACCCTACGCTATACTACATCCAGTGTAGTTAACCCAAATCTTGCTCTTATAAGTTTAGACTGCGTAGACAATGCTGTTATCAGAGAAGTAAAATTCCAAGGTACATATACATCCCTACTTAATCCAGCAGTTGGCCCGGGATACACTGGAATAGATATTAGAGGATACAATGCATGTACTTCTGAAAATATCTTGATTGACAATTGTCAATTTGAAGGACTATACTATGATGTGAAATCAAATTATGATACAAATCATATTGTAATTCAAAATAACAGTTTTAAATATTCAACCTACGGTATTGCATTTAATACCGCTACTAATGTAGTAGCAACATCTGGTCCTACTTATGCTCGAATTGTAAACAATAAATTCCAAAATATTTACAATCAGGGAATTTACGTAGGTCCTAACCAAAATGGAGCTCCTACAAATCATGTCAGTGAAAATAATTCTTTTATTAGAGTAGGCGATCGAGGTGTAACAGAAGGCAGCAATAGCGTTGGCACATCTGTTATAAAATTTGAAACTCGAGGCAACTCCAGTGTTAATGATTATTTTGGTAGAGAACGTTTTCATAATCAAAACTTTGGATCAACCTATACTTACTATCCATTGATAGATGGTAGAACTACAATTGATCTTAATTCAGTATCCACAGCAACGTTGGCTGCATTTACATCTACAACCATTATGCGATTACCTATAACAGGCAATGCACAATTTCTATCTCTAAAATATAACTGCACATCATACGATACAACAATTAACAAGATGGGAACATTGCAGGTTTATATTAGACCAGGCGCAACTCCTTCAGATGTTCAACTATTCGATGAATATAATATGACTGGAAATGACGGTGGGCTATATTGGGGGATAGCAGTAGAACCTACATATAAATATTATGAGCTGATAGGCATCAACCCCACATTAATATAGCGGTGCAAGTAGAACTTCAAACTAAATTAATGCTGTAAGGAAATTAATGTTTAACCAAGCTGTAGACGACAGATTAACAGAGTGGGCAAATCATAGAAGAAAGTTAGATGAAGTTAAAGATCCCTTACAAGAGGTATGGGATTTTTGGCATCAGGCTCCTTTCACACCCCACAACAGAAATGTAGATCCATACTATCAACAAAGCTGGCCAAGTCCGTGGGAAATCATAGAAGAAAACAAATACGATGATTTTACCAAAGCATTAATGATTGGTTGGACTTTAAAGTTGACAAAAAAATATCAAAGTAGTAAGATTGAACTAAGAACATTAGTTGACTCTAGCCGCACAAGGCAGTATAATCTATTATACATAGATGACAATTGGGTTATAAACTACAGTGATAATGGACCGATTCCGTTACCAGAAGTACCTGACTCATTTAGACTTGAAAATCTAATTGAAGTTAGCGCCCCAAGGTAAATATCAGCTTAGAACAATAAAAAGAGGTTACTTAATGATCACAGTGGTCAAGCGTAATGGGGAACGTGTCCCATTAGATATCGCAAAAATACAGAGACAGGTAGCCCACGGCTGCAGAGGCATTGATGGAGTCAGTCCATCAATGGTAGAAATTAAAGCGCAAATAGAATTACACGATGGCATGACCACTCAGACCATAGATGAGTTATTGCTCAAGGCCATGGTTAATTTAATTGACGAAACTGAAAATCCGGAAATCAATAATGTTAACTATCAATACGTGGCAGGCCGCCAACGTGTTAGTATGTTACGCAAAGAAGTGTATGGCGCATACGATCCTCCTCCTTTATATGAAATTGTAAAAAAGAATGTAAAGCTAGGAATGTATACCAGTGAACTACTAGATTGGTACACTGAGGACGAATGGAAAATTATTGATTTGTTTTTAGATCACGACAAGGATGAGAGTTATACATTTGCTGCCATTGCTCAACTAGCAGAAAAGTATCTTGTACAAAATCGTGCCACGGGACAGATCTTTGAAACTCCGCAGGTTCGTTACGCTATTGCGGCAGCTACAGCATTCCACAACGAACCAAAAGAGACTAGATTAAAATTAGTTAAGGAATATTACGAGTGTGCGAGTGACGGCCACTTTACATTGGCTACTCCTGTGCTTGCTGGTCTTGGTACTACTACCAAACAATTTTCTAGCTGTGTGCTTATCAGCAGTGATGATACTCTTGATTCCATATTTGCCGCAGGCGAAATGATGGCCAAATATGCCTCAAAACGAGCCGGAATTGGTCTCGAAATAGGCAGAATCAGACCGTTAGGCGCCCCAATTCGCAACGGAGAAATCAAGCACACGGGTCTAGTACCCTTCTTAAAGAAATGGTTTGCAGATTTAAGATCATGCAGTCAAGGCGGCATACGCAACGCTAGTTGCACAGTTACATTTCCTATCTGGCATGCTCAGTTTGAAGATCTCATTGTACTTAAAAACAATCAAGGAACAGACGAAACTAGAGTGCGTCAAATGGATTACTCAGTGGTAGTTAATGCTATGTTCTGGAATCGTTACAAGCGTGGCGAAACAATGTCGTTGTTTGATCCAGCAGAAGTCCCGGACCTATACGAAGCCTACTATCGTGACAGCGCAGAATTTGAAAAGTTGTATCTACAATATGAACAAGATAAGACAAAGAAAAAGAAAGTTGTATCGGCGGATGAGATATTCAAAAATGGAATCCTTAAAGAGCGCACTGATACTGGGCGCATCTATCTTGTCAACATTGACAACGTCATTAATCAAGGCCCGTTTGATACAAAGTTGGATCCGATATATCAATCAAACCTATGCCAAGAGATACTTTTACCCACCCGTCCTTTCCAGAGAATTGAAGATCCAGAGGGACGAATTGCTCTTTGCACTCTTGGCAGTATCAACTGGGGAGCCTTCCGCAACCCACAAGAAATGAGAAAAGCCTGCAGGGTATTAGTTCGTTCATTAAGCAATCTATTAAACTATCAAGACTTCTTAAGTGTTCAAAGTAAGTTAGCTAACACAGACTTTGAACCCTTGGGTGTTGGCATTACTAACTTGGCCTACTGGCATGCTCGTAAGAGTTACAAATATGGCGAAGCGGACGCACTAGCAGAAGTCAAACGTTGGATGGAACATCAGGCATACTACCTTACTGAAATGAGTGTTGAACTGGCCCAGGAACGTGGACCATGTCAGCGTAGCGAACACACTTACTACGGTAAGGGAGTATTTCCTTGGGAAAGACGCAAAGCCGGAGTCAACGAACTCACAGACTTCACACCTAGTATGGATTGGGAGCCACTCCGAGCTCGTATGATCAAATACGGGATCCGTAATGCTACATTAATGGCAGTGGCTCCAGTTGAGTCTAGCTCAGTTGTATTAAATAGTACTAACGGGATTGAGATGCCCATGGAAATGATTTCTGTTAAAGAATCTAAGGCAGGATCTTTTGTGCAGGTAGTACCAGAATACAAAAGATTAAAGAACCGTTATCAGTTAATGTGGGATCAGAAAGATTGTGTTGACTATTTGAAGACAGCGTCAGTATTGGCTGTTTACATTGATCAGAGTTTGTCAACAAATACATTCTATAATCCCGCCAATTATGCAGGAGGTAAAGTACCTGCAACTGTAATTGCCAAAAACTTAATGTTGGCTTACAGATGGGGATTAAAGACTATATACTATAGCTTAATCAATAAAGTCGGTGCTAAAGCCGATATGACAAACACAAGTAGTGCAATTACACTTTCGCCGGTTACTGTCTATGAAGAACTAGATGATGACTGCGAAGCGTGTAAATTATAAGGAAATAAAATGAATTTATATATAAAATATATTAACGGACAAATTGTAGACCATCCTATGCTCGAGGATAATTTAAAACAAGCGGACCCAGATTTTAATCCAATCAATCTCCCAGATACCTTAAAAGTATTTGAGCGCATTAATGGCCCGTTGCCAGGACCATATGCCTATATCCAATCTTCATACCAATTATTTGAGGATGGTGTTGTTAGGGATGTATATACAGAAGTACCATTTAGTGCCGAAGAAAAAGCCAATCTAATTGAATACACAATGGCGCAGGCGCATCCCAAGGGATGGACCTTCAATGAAACTATCTGCGCTTGGGAACCTGGCGTTCCATACCCTACTGATGGTAAAGTATATGAGTGGTCAGAAGAACTAGAGAACTGGTCAGAATTAAACACTTATTAATATATACACTATGTCAAAAGCACAATACAACTTATCTAAACAAACAAACTACTTAAAACGCCATATGTTTTTGGACCCAGAAGGTCCTGTAACAGTACAGCGTTTTGAAGAAGTCAAGTATCCTAAAATTGCCAAGTATGAAGAACTTGCCCGTGGATTCTTTTGGGTGCCAGAAGAAATTAGTTTGACCAAAGATAAGATGGATCATAAAGATGCCAGCGATGCTGTCAAGCATATCTTTACTAGTAATCTGTTAAGACAAACGGCACTGGACAGTATTCAAGGTCGTGCTCCTAATCAAGTGTTTAGCCCTGTTATTAGTATTCCAGAATTAGAAGCACTAGTAAGTAACTGGAGTTTCTTTGAAACTAATATTCACAGTAAATCCTACAGTCACATCATTAGGAATGTATATGGAGTACCCAAAGAAGAATTTAACAAGATTCACGATACATCTGAAATTGTTAGCATGGCAGCTAACATTGGTCGTTACTATGAGGATCTTCATATTCTCAACTGCCGTAAAGAGCTGGGTGAAGACGTTGGACTATATGCTCACAAGCGAGCCATATGGTTGGCCTTACATGCATCATACGCACTCGAAGCTCTACGTTTCATGGTATCCTTCGCCACGTCACTTGCTATGGTAGAGAATAAAATCTACATCGGCAATGGTAATATCATCAGCCTAATTCTACAAGACGAATTGCTACACACAGAATGGACGGCATGGTTAATTAATAATGTAACCAAGGATGATCCTGACTTTCTTAAATTGCAAGAAGAATGTAAAGAAGAAGTGTATGCCATGTATATGGAAGTTATTAAAGAAGAAAAAGAGTGGGCAACTTATTTGTTTAAGCTAGGCCCCGTTATTGGACTTAATGCCGCTATCCTTAGTGACTTTGTTGACCACACAGCGTTTACAAGATTAAAAGACATTGGAATTAAGTATGCAGGTGAACATCCCAAGGCCAGTCCTATTCCTTGGTTTAACAAGCACGTTAACATCAACAAGAAACAAACAGCGTTACAAGAAAATGAAAGCACTAACTATGTCATCGGAGTTATGAGTGATTCAGTTAGCTACGAAGAACTACCAGATTTATAAGGAAGTAAAAATGACGAAAGCAATTGTGTGGTCGAAGTACCACTGCCCATTTTGCGATCAGGCAAAGGCATTATTAAAACAACGGGGTATTCCATTCGAAGAAAAGAAAATTGGCGATGGATATACCAAAGAAGAATTGTTAGAAGCAGTTCCAACGGCAAGAACAGTTCCGCAGATATTTTTAGATGATAAACTTATCGGTGGCTTCACTGAACTAAAGGCACATCTAAATGGATGATAAAGATAATACAATCACCATAGGCGTCAGCGATGAGTTAACTGGTGACATGTATATAGATTCTACTAGTATGAACTCATACAATTACTCATACAGTACTATACCATCTAGTATAACTATCAGCGGTAGTAGCAGTAGTAATTATGGAGCAATTGGTAGCTCTGGTAGTTTCTTAACCAGCAACGGATTAAACGGAACTAGTTGGAGCAATGTAAACTGGAGCGGTAACGTAAATCCAACTCCAGGCTTAAAAGTCAACGGCGATGCAGAGTTCGAAGGCAAGGTTATGATAAACGGCCGGAATATCTCAGAGTTTATGGAAACTATTTCAAACCGACTTGCTATACTTGTACCAGACCCTGCAAAACTAGAGCACTTCGCGGCTCTTAAAAAAGCCTACGAGCATTATAAAACACTTGAGGCATTGTGCGAAATACCCAAAGAAGAAGATAAGGAATAATATGTTAATTCAAAAACCCGCAGCCACTGGTGATACAGTGAGCATTAAATTAATTTCCGGTGAAGAAATCATCGGACGCTTAGATGAAGATACTAATGAGTATATTAAACTAAACAGACCCAAAAGCGTGAGTATTGGCGCACAAGGATTGGGCATGATGCCATTTATGTTCTTAGGCGGCAGTGACAATGTTACTATTAAACACAGTCATATCATTGTCATGGTACTCGCAGAGAAAAGTGCAGCCGATCAATATGTACAGGGAACAACTGGCATTGCTCTATCGTAAATATATGATAGGAGATTAATATGCCATACATTCCCGGCACAGGCCGAATTTCAGACGTTTACAGTAGTGGCAACGTTTACGCAAACAATGTAAGAATAGCTCTTCATAACTCTCCAGGAGGTAGCGGAACCTTTGGCGGTGTTAGTGTGTCTGTATCAGTAGAACTAGATCCACTGGTAGTAGAAGAAGTAACGTCTCAAGTTAATACCTATGTTGCGGCACAGAATGGACAACCTAATCAATATTATAGTGCTGCCGCGGCAGCTGATGGTGTTAAAGGTAACTATGCCGGAACCGTAGATGATGCTACTACCGCCACAGCCGCAGTATCTGCAATTTCAACTGATACTACGTTCTCTAGTCTTGTACCGTTTTTATCAAAATGTCTAGACGAGGCGGCGGCAGGTAAGTGGCGCGAAACAGGGCAAGGTGGCAAACCTAGTAATCCTACGATCACAGGAGTATGGCAGAATTTGGGATATCCCAACAGCGGAATTTGGACCACAGACCAAACAGCGTGGTGTATGGGATTTGTTAATTTTGGATTAAAGAGTTGCGGTTATCGTTATTTCCAAACTGCATCAGCGGCCGCAATCACAACTAATCCAGAAAAGTGGAACGCTGTGCAAGTTCCTAAAGATCAAGCCCAACCAGGTGACATAGCATTTTGGAGTTATAGACACGTTAACTTTGTTTATACTGCCCAAAATGGAAAATTTACTTTTGTAGGAGGTAACCAAACTCCTAGTGGTGGCAAGAACAACCCAGATGATGGCGATTTAACCAAATCTTATCCAAACGGAACTGGCGCTAATAACGCAAATTGGGTAAGTTGCTGGCGTCCAAGTAAAACATAATGGTTGACAAACTGGTAAAAATCCAGTATAATAGTAACAAGAGGAAGCAGTAATGCAACAAGGTAAAGTAAAATGGTTTAATAATTCCAAAGGTTTTGGATTTATTGT